ATAGTTCCAGGAAATGGTACAAGTGTAACCTTTGAAACAGCTACCGCAGCAACAGATACGATTGGTGATAATCAAAACATTTGGAAAAACAGCGCACGTTGTACAGGCTTTGTTACTTACCAAGTTTAATCACACCGGACTAGTGTGATCGGACCAACGAAAGGAACTTACATGATTACCAAAGAAAAAGTTATTGACCAGATTACCGTGACCGAAAACGGAATCATCCTCTACCGTGAAGCCACACGCATCATTGAGGACGGTAAAGTCTTAACCCAGACCTATCACCGCTCATCCCTAACACCTGGGCAAGACCTCACAGGCCAACCAGAGAAGGTGGTAGCGATCTGTAATACGGCTTGGACACCTGAAGTGGTTGCAGCCTATGAAGCAGCGCAGTTGGCAGCGCAGCAGACTTTACAACCGGCAGAGCAGGCTGAGTAAGGTGCATCATGACATCCGGTGATTCAGAAGCGTTAAAGCGCATCGAGGTTCACGAAGCCGTATGCGATGAACGTTATGCGCAGATCAATGCCAGGCTTAAGCGTTTGGAGATGATCCTTATGACCACGGCAGGAACCAGTATTCTTTTGCTGATCAACCTGGCATTTAAGCTGAAATAGCATGATGACGCTTTTGTCAACGCTCCTGTCATTCTTAGCCGGTGGCGTGCCTAAGTTGCTTGACCTTTGGCAGGACTCCAAGGATAAAGCGCACGAGCTGGAACTTGCCCGTATGCAAAATGAGCGTGAGCGCGAGTTAGCCGCCATGGGTTTGCTTGCGCAGCAACGCATCGAGGAGATTCACACCGAGCAAGTGGCGATGCAAACGCAAGCCGAAGAGATGAAAGCGTTGTACGCCCATGATATTGCGATTGGCGAAGGAACAAGCCAGTGGGTGAAGAACGCCAGAGCGTTAGTGCGTCCTGTGCTGACTTATGGCATGTTTATGTTGCTTGTATTCGTTGAGATTGGCGGATTCTGGTACGCCTGGACAACGAACGTGCCATTTGATTTGATGCTTGACCAATTGTGGGATGACGATACGCAGCAGATTTGGGCCGCGATTGTGGCCTTTCACTTTGGGTCACGAGCTTTTGCGAAATGATCAGCCCGCTTGCCCTCCAAATGATCAAGCATCACGAAGGTGTGCGCGTGCGCCCTTATCGCTGTCCGGCGTTGCTTTGGACCGTGGGTGTGGGCCATGTCATTGACCCATCGCACATCAACGTCAAAGTTGAAGAGCGTAAAGCTTTACCCATTCCACCGGGTTGGGATCGCACACTATCTATGGCGGAAGTTGACGAGATACTTACAAAGGACTTACGCCGCTTTGAAGCTGGCGTATCACGATTATGTCCTGCTGGTCTTACTCAGTCTCGCTTTGATGCACTCACATCATTTTCGTTCAATGTGGGATTAGGTAACCTCCAACGATCAACGTTGAGAATGCGCCATAATCGCGGCGACTATACGGGCGCGGCAGTTGCCTTTAGAATGTGGACAAAAGCGGGCGGGAAAGAGTTGCCGGGCCTGGTCAAACGCCGCCGAGATGAGATGGCCCTCTATATGAGCAACTGATATGCCACTTGTTCCCATCAAATTGCCGCCAGGCATTTACAGAAACGGTACAGAGTACCAATCGCAAGGGCGATGGTATGACGCCAATCTTGTGCGCTGGTTTGAAGGCACATTGCGCCCCATGGGCGGATGGCGTAAATGGACAACCGCTCAGGCTTCAGGCGTTCCGCGTGGTATGTACGCCTGGCGCGATAACTCAGCAAATATTTGGCTCGCAGTTGGAACGGCTTCAAAACTTTACGCTTACCAGGGCGATGGCGATCAGGCTGACATTACACCAACAAGTTTCAGTGCAGGGCGCACTGACGCTTTAGGGTCGACAGGTTACGGAAATGGTGATTATGGCGAACAGGCTTATGGCGTTGCACGCATTCCGGCAAGCAATAACGGCGTGCTTCCTGCCACCACCTGGTCGATGGACAATTGGGGCCAATATCTTGTGGCGTGCTCGGATTATGATGGCAAGCTTTACGAGTGGCAGTTAGACTTTGCCACGCCAACCAAAGCCGTTGCCATCACCAATGCGCCAACGAGTTGCAAAGGATTGATTGTTTCTGAAGAGCGTTTTCTGTTTGCGCTTGGCGCTGGCGGCGATCCGCGTAAGGTGCAATGGTCGGACCAGGAAGACAACACGGTTTGGACGCCAGCCGCAACGAACCAAGCGGGTGACTTTATTCTTTCAACGCCAGGCTCGATCATTTGCGCCAGGCGCGTTCGAGGTGGCGTTTTGATTCTGACGGATGTGGATGCCCACTTGGCGCAGTACCAAGGTCCGCCATACGTTTATGGGTTTGAAAAAGTAGGGACAGGGTGTGGCGCTGTGGGCGTGTTAAGCGTTGCCGCTGCCGACACGTTCGCCGTTTGGATGGGATCATCCGGGTTTTGGCTTTATGACGGTTACGTCAAACCGCTCTCCTCTGATGTTTCTGACTATGTATTTAGCAACATCAATCGCGGGCAAATCAGCAAAGTCAACGCAATTCACAACTCAAAATTTGCCGAAATCATTTGGTTTTACCCGTCATCTGAATCAAACGAAATTGACAGTTATGTGGTGTGGAATTACAGAGAAAATCATTGGACAATCGGAACGCTTGCACGCACTGTCGGTACAGGTCAAGGCGTATTTACATCGCCATTGATGTGTTCCGTTGATGGTTATGTTTATGAGCATGAGGCCGGATGGAACTATGATGGCAGCGCACCATACGCTGAATCTGGGCCATATCAAATTGGTATGGGCGACAATTTGCTTGTGGCGGACCAACTTATCCCTGATGACTTGACGCTTGGCGATGTAACGGCAACATTCAAAACGCGCTTGTATCCGACTGCAACGGAAACAACGCATGGTCCGTATTCGTTAGCCAATCCAACGTCAGTGCGTTTGCAGGGCAGACAGATGAAGGTCCGCGTCAATGGCAATAACAATACCGATTGGCGAGTTGGCATCATGCGATTCAACGCCAGGCAAGGCAGCAAGCGATGAAACTACCGCGCCCTGGTGTTGAATACAACCAAATCGAGGAGCAATCGTTTCGGCGTGCTTTGGAGTTGGCTGACGCAATCAATCGCAAAAAGAACGCCAACATCGAAATGGGTCAGGATGAACTAATCATCATTCGTTCGCCCAATGGCACGCGGTACTCACTGGCGGTATCAAATGCTGGCGTCTTGAGCGCCACCACCATGTAAGGAATTTGAAATGGCAATCCTTTATCCGTTTGCAACTTTTAAGTGGGACACCAGCGCCTCGCTTGCTGCAAAGCAAAATCTTGTCCAGGATATGATCGATTCGGGATATGACGTTGCCGACATTCGCGCTGAGATTTCAAGACTTGAGCCAAACAAAGCAGCGCTAACCGAATCAAATTTCAATTTACTTGGGTTAGCGCTTCCAGAAACAAATGCTGGAGGAGCAACCGCTGGCGGGGCAACAAGTGGTGCAACAACTACAACGACAACAACGGCAAAGCCAACAGAGTCGCGCACACTCAAGATTTTTGGCCTTGATTGGAATCGTGACGCATCGCTTGAGACGAAACAAGGCTATGTGCAAACTTTGCTTAAGCAAGGTTACTCGCCAGCGCAGATTCGTGGCGAGATTGCAAGGCTTGATCCAACGCCGGTTGAAGCCACATCATTTGAGCAACTAGGAATCCCTATTCCAAGAACAGGACGCAGCACAACCGAACGCACTGGCGGAACACGCCTTGAATCGGGCGAAATGGAATACAACATTGCTCCGCTTGCCGATTACGAAGTGCGTGCAGGATTAGCACCCACGGGTTTGCTCAATTATGGTTACGGCCAGGAGCAAGGGTTATTTAGTGACATTCCAACGGCATCCGAAGTGCGGCAAACGCAGGCGGCAAATCTTGCCGCTATGCAAGCGGCAGCGCCAACCGCAAACATTGTGACGGGCATGGTGAACCGTGGATTGCTCGCCAATGAATCGCCAACGGCTGGATTGTTGGCGCAGAATCAAGCACTGATGAATCAAGTGCGTGATGTGTCCACAAAAACGGCGCTTGATAAAGCTGCGTTTTACAACAATTTGCGCGGCCAGGGTTACAGCGATCAGCAAATTCAAAACATTGTTGGTTCATCGATTGGCTTTCAAACGCCGCAGCAGTTCAACTATCTCCGCCAACTCGGTCAGACTGTACAGATGGCGCCCGAATTGCAAGGGCGTGACGCTGAAGGCAAAGCGTCTTACTTCAATGATTTGCTCAATAGCGGTTTGAATTACGATCAAGCGTTGAGCGTTATTAACACGGGCGTTGGTCAGCAAACGAACAAGGATTTGTTGGAACTTGCGCGTGTAGCGTCCGCTCAACGCGCACAGCCCATGGCAATGCTAGGCACTGCGCCAGGCGCGTTTAGCCAAGGCTTGTTGGCTGGCGGATTCCCATCAGTGGCAGGGCAAACCCTGTTAGGTTTTGGCGCGGCGTGAGTGATTTAGCGCATTGGGATCGATGTTCGCCATACCTTGAGGCGGCGTTGCGCTTTAGCCATGGAACGCATACCATTGAAGACATACGCAAAGCGGTGATTGACAAGGCGATGCAATTCTGGCCTGGTCAGCAGTCCGCAGTCATCACTGAAGTCCACGTTTACCCGCAAAAGAAATGCCTCCATTACTTTTTGGCTGGCGGCAAACTGGAAGAACTCTCAGCGATGCGTCCAATTATTGAATCGTGGGCGCGTCACATCCAATGCGACATGATCACGTTATCCGGCAGACGAGGTTGGATTCGTTCGTTTTTGGCGGATGAAGATTACAAGGAACGTTGGACGGTTATGTCCAAGGAGTTATCACTATGAGTAAGAGCGGCGGCGGATCAACAACTCGCGTTGAACTTGATCCTGAATTCAAAACGGCAGCGCTTGACGTATATGGCAGAGCGCAACAGATCGCCAATCAGCCTTATACGGCTTACCAAGGCCCGCGTATTGCGGCGCCTACGCAAGCAACGCTCACTGGATTGCAGCGCTTGGCGCAAGTTGAGCCTACTGACGCCACAACGCTTGGCTTGCAACAGTTAGCGCAAGCCGGTCAGGTTGGGCCTGGTACTGCAACCGTTGATTACGCAACATCATTGGCGATGCAGCCAACCGGTATTGCGCAAAACATTGGTCAGTTTGTGAATCCATTCCAAACGCAAGTGATCAACACGGCGCTGCAAAACATTGAAATGCAGCGCCAACAGCAGCAACTTGGCAATTTAGCCGCCGCCACTCGCGCCCGCGCCTTTGGTGGATCGCGCCAGGGCATTGTTGAAGGATTAACGAATCAAGCAGCACTCATGGCCGCAGGCCAAACCGCAGGACAATTAGCAAGTCAAGGATTTACGCAAGCCGCACAACTTGCGCAGCAAGACGTTGCGGCCCGCCAGGCGCAGGCTGCGCAACTGGCAGGGTTAGGTGCACAGCAACAAGCAATCCGCCAACAACAAGCACAGCAACTGCTTAGTGCCGGTGGCGCTGAAGATGCGTTGCGCCAAGCGCAAGCGCAACAACTCATGCAAGTTGGCGGGATTGAGCAAGGCTTGCAACAACAGCAACTTGATTTGGCGTACCAAGACTTTTTACGCCAACAAGGTTATCCGTTGCAGCAACTTGGCATTCTTCAGGCTGGCCTTGGTCAGTTTCCTGCGCAGAATGAACAAGTCACAACGCAACGCATGTCGCCTGGTCAGCAGATCGGCCAGGGCGTTAGCACATTGGCGTCATTGGCTTACTTGTTTGGGTCAGACAAGCGCATGAAGGAAAACATTGATCGCATGGATTCGCCGCTTTCCCAAATTGGAAAACTTGCTGGCTATGATTACAACTACAAGGGTGATGACCAACGAACGGGCGGCGTGATGGCGCAAGACGTTCGCCGCGTTATGCCCGAAGCCGTTGTGCAAGGCGATAACGGCATGATGGCGGTGAACTACCCGAAAGTGACAGGGTTACTGGTCGAAGCTGTAAAGGAACTTGACCGCAGGACAAGGGGATAAGCATGGCGTCTTTACTAGACTTTTTCACGGGCAGTGGTAATTACGGCGGGCAACAATTGCCCAATTCGCCCGAAGCCGCATCACAAGGTTACGCTCCAAACATACTTGACCGTTTTGGCACTGGACTTGATCGCTTGCAGCAGTATCCAGGCTTACCCGCCATGCCAATGGATGAGGAAGAACGCCGCAGGCAGCGATTCTTAACGCTTGCGCAATTAGGCTCAACCGTTGCCCGTGGCGGAACGCTAGCCGAAGGCTTGCAGGGTGTGCAGCAACAAGGGTTGCAAAGGCAACTACTTCAAATTCAACTTGCGCAGATGGCGCAACAGCAACAGCGCGAGCAAGCTTTACGCCAAGCGTTAACAACACAACCAACTGAGGCTCAACGATTCCAAGCCGGTGCTGCCGCCATGGGGGCTGAAGGTATGGGGCCAACCGTTACCGCGGCGCGCGCACAAGAAAAAGCAATTGAATCGGCAAGGCCGTTTGCCAGCCTTACGCCAGAGCAACGATTGATTGCGTCGCAAATGCCATACGCTGAAGCGGTCAAGTACATTGGTGAAAATGTTAAACCCGAAAAGTACGGCACAGGAACCAACACGGGCATGATTGGCGGAAGACCTGTTAGCTATGTTGTTGGCGAGCGTGGCGGGATTAAGGTGCTTGATGTTGCGCCGCAACCAAATGAAGAGCAAATCAAAACAGGAAACAAGATTTTAATTCGTGACAAGAACACTGGTAAGACCGTTGGCACTTACGATATAGAAATGTCGCCCGCTGAAGTGGCTACAAACTTAAGAGCACTAAGCGCACAAGATTTGAATGAGCGCAAGTTTGCTTTTGATCAACGGCAAACAGCGCAGCAAAATATTTTTAGAGAGCGTGAGCTTGGCTTTAGAAGGCGAGAAGTTGATTTGTCAGAGTTGCGTGCAGCACAAGGAGACGTTGACCTGGTTACGGATGCCGCCGGAAGAATGTTCTATACATCAAAGACCATGACGCAACCAACAAGGCAAATTGTTGGGCCAACAATTGGCGACACAATGGGTCAGCCATTAATGGGTAAAGGCCAAACTATTCCCACCGCGGTAACGGAAGAGTTTGTTAAGAATCAGGCCAATCTAAATTCCATTCAGGATGCCGCCAAACTTGTTGAGGAAAATCCTGGCGCGGTTGGTCCGCTTACAGGAAGAACGCCAGCCGGTATCAGAGACCCATTTGCGCCAGAAGCGAACATCAGAACGCGTGCAGCGGTTGCCCGTATTGGAAGTATGTTGATTAAGGATATTTCAGGTGCAACGGTTCCTGTTGCCGAGGTTCCGCGTCTTGCGCCATTTATTCCGCTCCCAACGGACGATGATAAAGCTATCAAAGTAAAGCTTGGCGAACTGGAAAAAGAAATTAGAAACATTGAAGATGAACGTAGAAAGCAGTACACAGCACAAGGCATGAACTATCCGTCACTATCTGGACGAATAGCCATACCAGGCGCACCAAGCCTTGTGGACAAATACAATCTTACGCCAAGGAGATAAGCAATGACGAACCTTGAGCGGGTTTCCGCCAACATGCGCAAGATGTTTGAGCAAGGCGCTCCGCAAACAGATATGGAGGCTTACCTTCGACTAGAGGGTTACACGCCATCACGTTATCTTGGTGCCATGGCGAGGCAGCGTCGAGGCGTTGGCGAGGTTGAGGCAGGCGCATTTCGCACCTTCATGCAAGGCTTAACGTTTGGCTTTTCTGATGAAATTGAGGCCGCGGTTAAAGCGGCGTTTACTAAGGGTTCTTACCAGGACAACGTTGAAGCGGTACGCGAAGGCATTAAGGAATACCAAAAGCGCAGCCCCATGTCCGCAGCAAGTAGTGAGCTTGCTGGCGCCTTACTTCCCGCCGCTGTAACGATGGGCGCTGCTGTGCCAGCCGTTGCCGCACGCGCACCCCAACTTGCCGGGGCAGTAACCAGAGGCGCACAGGCCGTGACAAGCGCACTGCCAACCGCGTTACAAGGCACAAACATTGGCGCACAGGTTGGCCGCGGCGCACTGATGGGCGCTGCCGGTGGCGCGTTGGGTGGCGCAGGGCAAGCTGAAGGCGGTGCAGTTAATACGCTTCAAGGTGCAGCTATAGGCGCTGGTCTTGGCGCTGGAGTTGGTGCCGCCATACCACCGGCTATGGGGATTGCAGGCTACGGCGTTAACAAGGCGCGTGACGTGTTAGGAAGAAGCGGTGCTGCTGCGCAACAAAAAGCGGCGCAACTCATCATTCAGGGCATGGAGCGTGACCAATTAACGCCAGCCGAATTGCAGCGCAGATTGATGCAGGCAACGCCAGGCAAGCAAACAACGCTTGCTGATATTGGCGGTGAATCGTTGCTATCGCGTGCCGCTGGCGCTGTTAATACCCCTGGTGCCGCCAAAGGTCCGAGAGGTGAGTTCTTGCAAGAACGTGTTCGCACACAATCGGATCGTGTTATTGCTGATTTGGCGGCAGCAGCGCAAGAGCGTTTACAAAACACCAATATGTTATTGCGTGACTTAACGGAACAGCAAAAGCGCAAAGCGGCACCGTTATATGCCGCGGCATATGACACACCTGTTGGCGTACTAAACGATAAAGAGTTATTGGCTTATTTGGATCGACCGGCGTTTAAGAAGGCTTACGCTCGCGCGGTAAGTATGGCCTCCAACGAAGGCGAATCATTGCCACAAATCTATCGGTTTAAGACTGATGGTAATGGGCGTCCAATTTACGATGAAGATGGCTTGCCTGTTTATGGCGAGCTAGAAGATTTGCCGAACGTCAAGATTCTTGATTGGGTTAAGCGCGGCCTGGATGATGTGATCAACGCCAAGCAAACCAAGGAAGGGTTTGCGTCTACCGAGGCAAGAATCATTCGTAACGCAAAGAATGAATTCCTTGATCGTTTAGACACTTTGGTACCAAAGTACAAAGATGCAAGAGCTGCGTTTGCTGGTGACGCAGCACTAAAAGACGCCATTGACCAAGGTAGAAAAGTGTTCTCAATGCCTGAGAACGATTGGCGCGAAGTGGCGGCAGACTTTAATAAGCTTACCGACATGGAGCGCAATATGTTCCGCGCTGGTGTTGTGGATGCCGCCAAGATACAAGCAGATCGTATTACCCGTGAATTTGGAACCGCGCGCGATGTAACGCGCTTATTTGATAACACGCAAACGCTTGGACGATTGCGCGCGGCATTTCCTGATACACAGTCGTTTGATACGTTCCGCAATCAACTTGGTGAAGAAGCGCGATTTACTGAAGTGCGCAACCGCATTTTGGCTGGATCGCGCACAGCGCCTCTGGCCGCGGAAATGGCTGAACAAGCCGGGCCAACTGGTGCAGCGGTTGGGTCAGCCATTATCCAAGGCAATCTTCAGCCGATTGCATCACAGTTGCTTGGTCAAGCCATGCAACGTGGCGCTGGAAATGTTGGCGATGTGGCGGAAATACTTGGGCGCGAATTGCTAACGCCACTAACGCCACAAAGCCTTGATGCTTTGATGCGGCGATTAGCCACGCAGCAAGAGGCCATGGCCCGCGGCGAAGTTGCTCGCGCAACTACCAGACCTATGGTTGGCGGGGCGCTCGGCCAGTTGGCAGGGCAAGGCGCCGCTCCAGAGCAACCGTTTAGACTTGATGTCATGGGAACGGCTGACACCATGACAGATGAAGAGAAACGTCTTGCAGGATTGCTGCAATAGCGTAAACTAAAGCCTGGACTCCTCCTGTGTTGTCATTCTCCCCCTGAGAGTGTTTGCCGCCTGCCACTGGCGGCATTTTTTTGACCGTCTGTCTGAAATGCACTGGTCATTTCTTGCACTTCGTGCATGATGGCAAGTTATGAAAATCATTATCGGTATTGATCCAGGTTTGAGCGGCGCCATTGCTGCCGTTCAAGGTCAAAAATTAGTTAGCGTCTTCGACATGCCAACTGTTGAACGTAAGGTTGGCAAGTCAGTGAAACGCTTTGTCGCGCCGCACGAACTTCATACGGAGTTGGCGGCATTCTTAATTGATCACGAGTGCGAATGCTTCATCGAGCAAGTGTCCGCCATGCCAGGCCAGGGTGTAACGAGCATGTTCAACTTTGGACGCTCGCTTGGCAACGTGGAAGGCGTACTGGCAAGTCTCAAGATTCGGTATCACTTTGTGCCGCCATTGACATGGCAACGCGCTGTGCGATTAACGGGCGGCAAGGAAGGCGCACGCGCCTTAGCGATGCAAATGTTTCCCGAAATGAGTTCAGCGTTTAGCCGAGTCAAGGACAACGGACGTGCTGACGCTGCGCTGATTGCTTTATATGGTTCGATGCAATAGGAGTTTTTATGAAAACACAGGAAGTCGAAAATCTTAAAGAGTTGCTGGCATATACCCGCCAAATCGCAGCCGATTCAGATCGCAAGTTGCGAACGGCCAGGCAGTTTATTGGTGAACTTACCGATGTTGAACGCCTTGGCGGTCAAGTATCGGACCAGGTCCGCAGTCATGCTCACCAAATCTTGCAAAGGATTATGTGATGTTGATCCAGCGCAATGGCGAAACCGTGGTTGTTGTTGACCGTCCAAAGATTGGATCGGCTTATGAGCCGCCAAAGCCAAACTATTTGGCGGATGATCAGTTATGGATTCAATCTGTATTTACGTTCAAGCGCGTTCCGGCTTACGCCATACGCGACAGGCAAGCCAAGTTGCTGTTGCTTGGTTCGCTTTACTTTGGCGGTGTCTTAATGGTTGGACAGATTGCACGTTATCTGTTGCAGCGATGAAGATGCCGTTTGTTAAAAGCTTTTCACTCAACGCTTTATGGCGGGCATTGTCTCGCCAACCTGAAAGGGATCGTAATGGAACAAAAAATAACGATTGCTGCAACGGGAACTGTAACCAAGGCCGAGATTGCCCACTCAGAGCATCAGGCGGACGATACGTTTGGTTTCGAGGCAATAGCACCGAAAAAGGGACGAACACCAAAAGCAACGGTTGAAGCAGGCGAACTCGAAAAGCGTTTGAACATTGCGCTTGAGAACCTGGCGGACTGCGTGGAAACCCTCAAGGGCTTGGAAAGCTATGGACGTTTTAACGATTCCGTGGTTCGCCGCCGCGCATTGGAATGCCTAAAAAGGATTGGCGCATGGGAATGAAAATGATTGTGTCAACGGTCAAGCCTGACAAAGGATCGTTGCACGTCCTAGCGGCAAGCGTTGACGCTTACGCGCCAGAGATTGATCTTTGCATTGAGAACGGCAAGGGTCCGACGTTTGGCGATGACTACAACCGAGCCATTGAACGGTTTATGTCTAAGGATGACGAGGGTGTGATCATCGCCAATGATGACATTGTTTTAACGCCTTACTCATACCGCTTATTGATGGAGGATGTTGAAGCACTTAAAAAGCTTTGCAGTCATAAGTTGGGACTTGTTGCGGCGCGGTCAGACTATGCAAGGCCAAACCAAAACATTCGCGTGCCAATTGGTGATCGTGACCAGTTTGTTGGAATGCGCTGGAAAAGCGAAGGCGCGGTTAGAAAAGTTGCCGTGGTGTCGCCTTTGTTTGCCTGGTTGCCGCGTGGCGCGTTTGAGCAAGTCCAATTCCCGCCATTGAATTGGTTTAGCGATGATGTGATGTGCGCCGATCTTGCGGCGATTGGCTTTAAGCATTGGATTAGCCGAAGCTACATACACCACGTTGGGTCGATGACGATTGGCGTTGATATGCAATCGAATCTCAAACAATCATTGCCATGGCTACAAGAAAACAGACCTGAATACATTACACAGTGGGGGCTTGAATGATTCCGATACGAATCGTGGCGTGCACTCGCCATAACAGAAAGGACTTTGCAGGAACGCCGTTAGGCGTAACGATTCAGCGTTTTTCACATTTAAGTTTTATCGAAGCGCAGTTATTTACCAACAACACCGTAGGACTTTGCCAGCGTTATAACGAAGCCATTGAAGCCGCAAAGAACGATCCAGCGTTACTGGTGTTCGTGCATGATGATGTTGAGATCACAGATTGGTTTTGGTATCAGCGTTTGGCGGCATCGCTCGATGACCACCACTTGGTAGGTCTTGCCGGTAACGCTCATCCATCGCCTGGTCAAACATCATGGGCGATTACTGACACGGAAGGCACGTTATCGGATCGTATGTCATGGGCCGGTTGCGTAGCGCGTGGCAACGGTGAGTACATGACGAATTGGGAT